ATTGCGGCCGCGGAAATATTAACCGCTTTCCCTGCCGCAAGAGCCGCTGAACCAAGAACTTGGAAAATAACAGTTTCGTCATTAGCCGCACTCTTAATTTCAGCAATAATGGTAGATGTTCCTGTTGCCCCAGTGTGATTAACAGATAACATTCTACCAGTCGAAGTCGCCGCAGTAGAGGCACAGGTCAAACTCAAGAGCATTCCATCAGTTCTGGTTGTTCCCGTAGAAGCTATCGCGATGCCAGTACCTGTCGTCAAGGCGGCCATATCGTCCATCGAAAGGCCGATACCAGTCGTCATTGCCGCCAACGAAATCTCTAGCCCTGTACCAGCGGCAAGTGCGGCTGATCCAGTAACTTTCAAAATCGTTGTGTCGTCTGCCGCTGCCGATGAAACTTCCGCTACCGCGCAGTTCGCAGTTGCAGTCGCGTTACCGGAATGGCTGACCGATAACAACCTGCCTGTCGTCAAAGCGGTTGAACTTGAAGCAATAACCGCGCCGATACCGCTGACCAAACCATTGGCATTGACTCTTAACAAACCAGCCGCGGTCGTAGCCGCGTTTCCAGTAAGTGTCAATAAGTTTCCGGTAGTTGTCATTATTCCAGTTGAAATAATGCTCATTACCGTGCCTGTTGTTTGGATTGAATCAACCCTCACCATTGTACCCGCCAACTGGCCAGTGCCTTTTATGTCAAGCATTGTGCCGTTGGTAGCGCCTCCTGTGTTGGCAAAACTTGAAGACAAAGCGATCAATGAACCGCCATCGGCAATCGCTGTGGTCGAATGGGCGATATTGATACCTTGCCCAGTCGTAAGAGCCGCTAACACCATTGAAACGCCAATACCTGTTGCTAGGGCGCTGTAAGTCATCAAAACTTGTGTACCAGCCACAGAAGCGGTTGAGGCAAGATTTAACAAGCAACCCGAAGTAGTTGCGGTATCCACGCCCGCCGAACTAATATTCAAGACCGAGCCACCGTTAGCAATCGTTGAAGCCACGCTGTGCGTCAACGTCATACCAAATCCGGTAGTCAAGCCATTGTAAGTACCAACAAAACCATTCGTACCAGTTGCCCCTGCCGCTGTTTGAACAATTCTGCCTGCGGTAACTACTATGTCGCCAGCAGTTAGTGTCAAAGCCGCCGTAGCATAAGCTGAACCGGCAATCGTGGTCGCACCGTACTTAGCAATTTTGAACACCGAAGCCGAGCCAGTAACATTATAACAATTCAAATACCATCCGGTTGTTAAAGTTCCTTCGGTAAGTTGAAGTTTCAACAAGGTGCCGGTAGTCAAAGAAGTCGAACTAATACGCGCCACGCCGGTGCTTGCGCTCGCATCGCCATAGGTTGTAGCCGTATTATTAACCACCGTCAAAGCATTGGCATTGTTCGCGGTGCTTTGCAAAAGAGTAATTCCATCAGTTACAGTAACAGTCGCGCTAAAAGTAGTCGCGTCCGCCATTGTGATTGTATTGCTGTTTGCACCAATTGTAATCGTTCCCGCGCCAGCACAACTAATAATCTGGCTGGCCGCTGAATACAGAATCGGGCAAGTAATTTGCGTGAACACCGCCAAACCTGCTTTACTTACGCTCCAAGTAGCCGAAGTACCCTTAATATCCGATCCAGAACCTGCATTGGTAATCTGAATCAAAGACCCAGTGCTTGCACCGCTATTGGTGATTGTCAAAACATCGTTTGTACCGGTATTATTGTCAATTGTCCAAGTAGTCCCGGCCAGTTGCATTGTCTGATCTCCCGCAAATATCTGTTCCCAAGAAGGAACCGAGCCACTACCTCCGCCCGCGGCGGCAAGTATTGTAGTGCTTCCCTTGGAAGAAAACACCAGCTGATCTGAAGTATTGACATAAATACCGTAATCGGTTGTTCCAAAAGGATTGGAAGCCCAATTACCTGCTGAAAACACAGGGTCAAATCGGATCATTCCTGATCCCATCGCCCCACCTTTCAAGTTGATATTTCTCATATCAACAAAGGATTTTCCATTAATTGTAGACATTATAGATTGGCGGGGGGTACGCTGGTGGCCTGCCAGTAGTCTCCCCCGCCGTTTAAATTAACTTAGACTAGCTAACTACCTGTTTGTCGCCCAAGGAGAACACCCACGAACGAGTTACGTCGTTGTGTCCTAAGTCGAAAAGTGTCGTTACACCAGTCTGGATTTCCTTGGTCTTATACACGACATTCACCGGGTCCAGCATTGGAGCCTGGCTTTCAATAAATTGGAAACCTTCCTCGTCCTGCAATGATCTTTTGGAGTCAAACATCGCCCAGTATGCGGAATTCTGCAAATAAGGGAGTTCAATAATCTCAAAAGAACCAACGCCGGAACCATCGTGATCGAAGGATTCAGGGATTTTGCCATTCTCAATCGCTTTCTTGATTTCCTTAGCTTTGAAGGCAACCGCTGAATTTTTTTTGCATACCAACCGATCCAAATCAGGAATATACGGATTTCCACGAGGATCAACCATATAACCAGCTGTCCGAGTAGCGGCTTTCAAGCCAGCATAGTCAAACGGCAAGCTATAAGTTGTGCCATCGTAGACAGCGTTGTTCATATTGGAACCGCCGTCTTCACGACTGTGCGAAGAAGTCGCGGCAGGAGAACCATCACCACCGGTAATGGTAATTGTCCTAGATGAACCTTGCCCGACATGGGTGTAGGTGCTGGAAGTACAATTATCAACTCTTTCAGTGGTCAAACGCTCCTTTTTGCGGGCGCAAGAAGCCTTAAGCTCTTTGGCTACATTGTCGAGGTCGCGTTTCTTGATACCGAACTTCCACATTTTAAATGTAAATGGTAGAATTACACCCACCATATTTTGCAAAAATTGTTACTTTATGCTATACTTTAGCATACGAGATAGGCATTTCTGCTATCTTCTACAGTTTGTTTTTAGATTATCGCTGTAGTTCGGACTGTCGCTTCGTTCTAATCGAACGTTCTCTCATTCAGTCTCTGCAAGTGTTAATAAACTTAATTTAATTGAGATTATGAATTGTATTTTTTGCCATAAATCTTTTAATAGCAAGTCTCCTAAAGCTAAATTCTGTTCTTCTCTCTGTCGTACAAAGAATTACCAAAAACTTAATTATGAACTCGTAAGATTGAGGGATAGAGTACAATCTAAGGAAAATTATCATCCTATCCAGCCACATCTTTTAAAATGTAAAATATGTGGAAAATCTTTTTTTAGTAAATTCGTTTCAGCAAAATGGTGCAGTAAATCTTGCGAACATAATAACTATTATGCAAGACATAAGAAAGAAAGAGTTGCTTACAATTCACTTTGGAACAAAACACATATTGAGTCTATTCATATCTCTAACAAGAAATGGCATACATCTAACCCAGAAAAAGTAAAATTACTTTTTAAGAATTGGTGTAAAAACAATCCAGAAAAGTACAAACACCATAATGCATTGAATAGTTATCGTCGTAGAGGTGCATTAGGTTCTCATACTTATACTGAATGGAGTGAATTGAAAATAAAATATAATTTTACTTGTCCTCATTGTGGCAGGAAAGAGCCAGAAATCCAATTAACCAGAGATCATATTATTCCTATAATTAAAGGAGGCACAAATTATATTTCCAATATTCAACCTCTTTGCCGATCTTGCAACTGTTCCAAAGGTTCTCAATTAAATTTTCAATGAACTTATTAACTTCTTGAGGGTTGCCCATCTCTGGGCGTTCCCCATTGATTAGAGAGAATTTTACTACACCCAAAGTTAGACTAAAGTGTAGGTTTTCTTATATCCCTGCACCGGAGTATCGCTGATAATCACACCATTCTCATCAACGAAATCCGCTTCGCCAAGACCCGACAGAGAACTATCCTTTTCATAGTAATCTTCAGTAGTCCTAACATTGAAAAACTTTTTGTAGTCTACTTCAGGTTCGGACGCTTTCTCGTAGACATTCTGGATAGAAAGATCAACGAGGTCTGCCGCCTGAGCGATGTTCATTGGAGCTGACATAGGTTT